TTGGTTATCCAAACAAAAGTATTTATCTTTGCCCTTGCAATACGGGAAGATATTGACGCATCAATAAAATCCGTCGGGTGCAAATATATAAAAATAGTACCTAACAAGTGAATAATTATCGACGAAATATGAGCAGAACAGAGAAAAAATCATTTTTCGACCTCTATGCGGAGCAGAAAAAGAAGCCGACGCCCGCGCAGAATTTCATCGCCGAGATCGCTGCGCTCACGCATCGTTCCGAGAATACGGTCAAGATGTGGCTCTGCGGTCGGCAAGTCCCCGACGAGCTGACGCAGAGTATCATAGCCCGTCGCTACAACCTGAATATAAACGGCCTCTTCCCAAAATCGGAGGTGCAATCCAATGAAATATGAAAGCTCTGCTGAATTGGCGATACTACGTTCTGATGGTCGTCGGTATGATCGCCGTTATCGGGACATTCTCCGTCCCCATAGACGACCAACCGCTCGGAGCATGGCTGCTCGCCCTGATAATCCCGAAGATCATCGGATTCGGGGCTTGGTATCTCATCTTTCGGATGTGCGACTATTGGGACGCTCGCGGGCTGATTCCCGAAATGTCGAAAACGATGCAGGAGGAGGACGACACATGGGAGTAGAGGAAAGATTGGAACGTATCGAGCGGCTTCTACTTCTCGGTTCGAAAGAGGTGCTCAATACCTCGGAGATCGCCCTGTTGCTCGGCATATCCGAAAGCCGCGTGCGGCATTTGACGAGTGCAAAGAAGATTCCGCACTACAAGCAGGGCAACAAAATCTATTTCAGGAAAAAGGAGATCGAAGCATGGCAGCTTCAATCCCGCGTCCCGACCGACGATGAAATCCGCAGCAGGGGCACGACCTACGCCGTAACGCATAAATAGCAGAGATATGAACGACAACCCTAATATTCAGGAATCCGAAAGCCAATGCAAGCGCATACTCGCCTACTTGCTGAACGGAAGCCGGATCACGAGCCTCGAAGCATTGCGGCTCTTCGGGTGCATGAGGCTCGCATCACGCATCAGCGACCTGCGGAAAAGCCATCCCGAAATCAAGTTCAAAGCAACGAGGGTTGAGACGACGACGGGGAAAAGGGTCGCTCAATATTACATCGAGAGTATTCAGTAAACATTCAATTCAACGCAAATGAAAACGGTAATTATCAAAGAAATCCGGCTCCTCAATTTCAAGGGGCTGCGCGATCTGACGGTCGAGTTCGACCCTGCGCTCACGGAGATTTACGGGCGCAACGGCATCGGCAAAACTTCGATCTTCGACGGGTTCACATGGCTCCTGTTCGGCAAGAACAGCGAGGACAGAAAACAGTTCGGCATCAAGACCTACGACGAGGCCGGAAACATCATCCCGAAACTCCCGCACGAGGTATCGGCCGTCCTGCTGGTCGATGGCGAGGTCGTAACCCTCTGCCGTCGGTTCAATGAAAAATGGACGAAGAAACGCGGCTCGGCGGTCGAGGAGTTCGTCGGACATGAAGAGGAACGCCTCTACAACAACGTACCCTGCTCGGTCAAGGAGTGGAACGAGAAGATCGCCGCCATCTGTCCCGAACAGGTATTCAAGTTCATCACCAATCCCCTCTACTTCACATCGCAGTCGGTAGATACGCAGCGGTCGATGCTCTTCCGTATGGCCGGAGGTATCACCGACGAGGAGATAGCCGCCGGAAATGCCGATTTTGCGGCCCTCCTTGCCTCGCTCACGGGTAAGACGATGGAGGAATACAAGAAAGAGATCGCCGCGAAAAAACGCCGTCTGAAAACCGAAATCGAGGCCATTCCCGAACGTATCGACGAACGCCGCCGCGATGTGCCGGAGGCGGAGGATTGGGCGGCCCTCGAAGAAGAACTCCGCCAAAAACAAGAGGCACTCGCAAAGGTCGAGGAACAGATTAACGACGCATCGAAAGCCTATGCCGCCGCGAATGAGGAACGGCTTGCAACGGTGCGCAAAATCAGCGACCTGAAAAACGAACGGCTGGCCCTCGAACTCAAAATCAAGGACGAAGTACAGGCCCTCTACCGTTCCGACAAGGCCAAGCAGCGGGCCGCTGCCGAGGATTTGGAGCGGGCGAAGCGCGACAAAGCCGCCGCCGAGCGCGACCTCGCCAATGCCCGCCGAGAGGTAGAGGTATGCACCGATCGCCGCGCCGAGCTTATCAAGCAATGGCAATCAATCAATGCCCGCAAGCTCGTATTCGATGAGAACGAGTTTATTTGCCCGACCTGCAAGCGCCGTTTCGAGATCGAGGAGATCGAGAGCCGCCAGCAGGAGATTACCGAGAACTTCAATCGCCGGAATGCCGCCGACCTCGAAGAGAACAATCGTCGCGGCAAGGAGAACAAACTCCGCATGGAGGAGGTGAATCAATATATCAGCGAAATCGAGGAAAAGATCGCCGAGCAGGTATCTATCATCTCCGAAATCGAAATGAGCGGCATCCTCACGGCAAAACTCATCGAACCCGACGCCACCCCGACCATCGCGGCCAACACCGAGTATATAGCACTCGGAGAACAGATCGCAGAACTCGAAAAGGAAGTTTCGCAGCCCATAGCCGCCACAGAGGATGATTTTTTACGCGAGGGACGCGATTCTCTTACCGTCGGAATCGACGCGCTCAAATCGCGGCTGATGAAGCGCGAACAGATCGAGAAGAATAACCAGCGCATCGCCGAACTCGAAAAGTCTCTCCGGATGCAGTCGGAAGAACTCGCGCAGTTGGAGGGTATCGAGTTCACGATGGCAGCTTTCTCGAAAGCCCGCACGGAGGCCATCGAAAGCAAGATCAACGGGCTGTTCGACTTCGTGAAGTTCCGCCTCTTCGAGACACAGATCAACGGAGGTGAAGTGGAAACGTGCGAAGCAATGGTGAACGGCGTGCCGTTCTCCGATGCCAATACCGCAGGGCAATTCAACGCGGGTATCGACATCATCAACGCGATATGCCGTTTCGAGGGCATTTCCGCCCCGATTTTCGCCGATGGTTCGGAAAGCGTCAATACCCTGCATCCGACACAATCGCAGGTTATCCGCCTGTTCGTATCGCTCGACGACAAGCTCGTCATCAAGCACAACGGAAATCCGGCTCAACCGAAGAGCCTTTTCGACTAATAATCATTCACTTAAAATTCAACGCAATTATGAAAACCGAAGAACAGAAAAGCGCATTTATCCTCCGCGTGGAGGAGATGGTAAAAGAGATCGAAACGCTGATGCAGGAGGGGGGGGCAATGAGAGGTCTTGCATCCTCCTCGTAAACGAGAAGCCGCAAGACAGCGACATGACTACCCAATGTATAGCGATCATGGGAAGCGGCAAAAGGCTGATCGAAAGCATGTCCGTATTCATCGAACGGCCCAACATGGCAGAAGTCGTGTCTCTCGGTGCAAAACTCGCCGCTCTTAAAAAACTCGCAGAAAATTAACATTCAAAATCAACTTTACAATGAATCAAGCAATAGCAAAGCAGGATCGCCCCGTCGATCTGCTCAAAGCAACAATCAATGCTCCGTCGGTACAGGAGCAGTTCAAGAACGCCCTCGGCGAACACAAGGATACGTTCGTCGCATCGCTCATCGACCTCTATACGGGCGACCGGTCGTTGCAGACCTGTAAGCCCTCGGTAGTCATCGCCGAAGCACTCCGCGCGGCGACCCTCCGCCTGCCTCTGAACAAGGCCCTCGGTTTCGCCTACATCGTGGTTTACAACAACTCGGTAAAACAGGCTGACGGCTCATGGGTCAAAGTCCCTACACCGACGTTCATCCCCGGCTACAAGGGCTATATCCAGCTCGCCATGCGAACGGGGCAGTACCGGACGATCAATGCCGATGTAGTCTATGAGGGCGAAGTCCGCAAGGTGAACAAGCTCACGGGAGAGATCGCTTTCGACGGCGAAAAGACCTCCGACAAGATCATCGGCTACTTCTGCTATTTCGAGCTGCTCAACGGCTTTTCCAAGACGCTCTATGTAACCGTCGAGGATATGGCCGCCTACGCCAAGCGGTATTCTCCCTCCGTGAAGAAAGAAACGACCGTCGCGCAGCTCATCGCCAAAGCCAACGACGGCATCATCGGCAAGAAAGTCGGATGGGAGGGCAACTTCAACGACATGGCTCTGAAAACGGTGATTCGCCGCCTGCTGTCGAAATACGGCTATCTCTCCGTCGAGATGCAGAACGCGATGGCTCACGATGTCGAGGATGAGGCCATGTCGAACCGCAACGACACGCTCGATAATGCCGCAGCGCAGACGGTCGATCTCTCGGCAACGGAATACGAGGAGGTCGATACGGAAACGGGGGAAGTCAAGGAAACCGGATCGGAGCAGGCCGCACCCGCTCCTGCACCTGAATACTGATCTGACGGCACGAGAGTATGATCTTGAAATGTTTGGGGAGTTCATCACGGGGCAACTGCTACATCCTCGAAGCGGCCGATGAAACTTTGATCGTCGAGGCGGGAATACCGATGCGCGACATCAAAAAGGGTCTCGGCTGGCAGCTCGGCAAGGTGGTAGGATGCCTCGTATCTCACCGACACGAAGATCATGCAAGGTCGTTGAACGACTTTCTCACCTGCGGCATCCGCGTACTGGCTCTCGCCGATGTATTCGACGCCGCCAATCCGAGAAATCGCGTATTCTGCAAGATAATCGAACCGATGCACGGCTACAAAGTGGGAGGCTTCAAGGTCTTCGTACTGCCGGTCGTCCACGATGTGCCGTGCGTCGGGTTCGTCATCGAGCATCAGGAGATGGGACGCCTGCTTTTCATCACCGATACGATGATGCTGGAATACCGGCTGCCGAACCTGAATCACATCATGATCGAGGCGAACTACTCCGATGCAATCTTGCAGCGCAATATCGACAGTGGGCGGATGCCTCCCGCCATGCGGGGACGGCTGCTGGGTTCGCACATGGAATTGCAGACGACGAAAGAGATTTTGCGGACGACCGACCTATCGGCGGCAAATGAGGTGATTTTACTGCATCTCTCCGACGGCAACAGCAATGCCAAAGGATTCGCCGAAGAAGTTCGGCAAATCGCCGGAAAACCGGCATATATCGCCCGTGCAGGATTGGAGGTCAATCTCGATAAAATGCCCTACTGATATGCGACCCGTGCCGAACGATATAGTTTCAACGCTGATCCGCTACCTGCCGCAGATACTCGAAAACGTGCAGATAGACAGCGGAAATACGCGGCTCATCAATGCCGTAAGACTGACAAAAAGGATTATTCCACGATTAAAGAAAATTGAGAATGAAAAAAATACCAAACCCTAACGGAAACAAATTCGTCTTGCCAAAGGGATATACTGACCTCGGATGGCAACTCGATTTTAATGCTTCCGAACTAAAAAAATGCAGGGAAGCCGGGCATATCCGGCGGAAGTTCGATAATTCCAAATACCTGTATCGGTGTAACGATGTGGTATATATCTGCGATCAATGCAAGAATGTACACCATGTCGATATGAGTGATTAAAAAATCGAATGCAATGCTGATAGTAAAGCAGGACAAGACCCGCAAGGAGGAAGAGGGACAGATATTCGTCGAACTCACGATTTACCGTGATGTCAGGAATATCGCAGACTGCAACCGCCTCGGATATTGGTGCGACAAAGCGCATCTGTCGCACTTCATCATGGAATGCGCGAAATGTTTTACGCAAGACGAATTAAAAAACATACTGAAAATGAACGGAAACAATATTTACATCGAGAAAAACAACCTGCTCGATGCCTACAAGAAAGGCAATGCCGATAACAAGAAGATGCTCGAAAATCTCTTCGGCAAGGAGATGTTCCGCCCGAAAAACATCATGGAGCGCATCAAGACCTTTGATGACGCATTCAAGGAACTCGGCGAGCACCATCCGCTCGTAAAAGAATACCACAAACGGCATCTGTTCCTCGAAGACGATTCGGATATTAGCTCCGATCTCGTAGCCTACCTCAAACTCCGCATCATTACCGCCGCTCTCAACGAGGGTTGGACACCGCAGTTCACCGAGGACGAATACCGCTACTTCCCGTGGTTTTGGCTCTACACCAAGGAGGAGATCGCCAAGATGGACAAGGAGGAGCGCAAGAAAGTTGTCCTGTTCGGCGGTCATGCGCATAACGGCGCGCGTGCCGGTTTTGCGTATGCGAATTCGTTTGACCCGCGCCCTCGGGTACGGGGGCGGATGTCGGGTCTCGCCTTTGCTTCAAATCGTCCGCGCTGGCGAAATACGCAGGTGAACAATTCGCTGAAATCTACTTTGCTTTCGTGGGGAAATAGATGATGGGAGGATGGATAAAAATATATCAAACCATTCGGGAGCATTGGATATGGAATGATCCGCGAAAATTGAAGTGGTGGATCGACCTGCTGATGCTCGCCGAATGGAGAGATAGCAAACGCCTTGTTGGATCAGACCTCGTAACCATCAAACGGGGGCAATTGATCGCATCCGTCCACTATCTCCGCGAGCGGTGGGCATACAAAGATGACAACGGGGTGCAGCGCAAGCCGTCCGAGCATACCATCCTCAAATTTCTATCTCTCCTCGAAGCAGATCAGATGATAAGCCGCGCGAAACACCCTGCCACCCGTGCAACGATGATTACGATAGTTAATTACGATGATTACCAGCAGAATAGCGCAGCAGGATGCAACGAGGGCAGCAACGACCCCTGCAACGACGGGTGCAACGATCCCTGCACAGAAGATAAGAATAATAAGAATATAAAAGACAATAGAGAGGGGAAAAGTGGAAAAAGCGAAAAACGCTTTTCCCCGCCCTCTATCGAGGAGGTTGATTCTTATATCAGGGAAAAGGGGTACACGGTGGATGCCGAGCGATTCGTGAACTTTTACGAGAGCAAGGGATGGTATGTCGGCAAGAACAAGATGAAAAACTGGCGTGCGGCGGTGGCAACATGGCAAAAAGAAGACAACAAACGAAATGGGATCAATCAACAAAGATCATGTGATAAACGTCGAGGGACTGAGGCGACAGCTACTCGCCCGGAAGACTACGAGGGGAAATTTTAAGTGGTCGGTGAGCTTGAAGCAGGCAGCGGACATTCTGCTGGCAGCATATCAGGCGGAAGTCGAATACCGCCACCGCAGGTTCATCGAGGACAAGGCGACCAAAACCAACATCGAACGGCTGGCCGCATTCCTGATCCGCGACGATGCCAAGTTCGGGGTAATGCTCTGCGGCGTACCCGGCAATGGTAAAACAACTCTCCTGTATGCCTTTCAGTCGGCGGTGAATTGGCTCAACGACATAGGGCATTTCGAGGGCAAACGGGCCGGTATTCGGATCGTCGATGCAAAGGAGGTAGTTATGCTCGCAAAGGATTTCGAGGCATTCCGTAACCTACGCAATATGCCGATGATCGCCATTGAGGACATGGGGCGCGAACCGATAGAGGTTCTCGACTATGGGAACATCCTCAATCCGGTTGTCGATATGCTCGAATATCGCTACAACATGCAGCTCTTCACGTTCATCACGACCAATCTCACGAAATCGCAAATCCGCGAGAAGTACGGCAACCGCATCGCAGACCGATTCAACGAGATGCTCGAAGTCATCATTTTCAAGAATGAGACCTATCGGGACAAATGAAATTAAGGCGATTTGCCGCGAGTTTCAGGTAACGGCGATAAGATGGTCGGATAATCCGAAATAATGCGGCATATCGCAGAAAACAGAGCAAAGACACAAAATTCAACGCAATGGGGACAGAAGTAAAATTAAAACGGGAGGCAATCGAGCGACGCATCGCCGAATTGGAGGGCAAGATGCCCGACATCCAAGCCTCCAAAGAGGGAGCCGAAGCGCGGGCAACGATCCGCAGGCTGAAAGCGCGGCTCAAAACCTATCCGCAAGAGCCGAAAAAGCGGATTTACAAAGTCAAGGCCCGATTCATTTTCGACGGCGTTTTCGAGATTCGCGCCCACACTCGCAAAGAGGCCGTGCAGATGGCAAAAATCGGATGCGGGATGAACATCGGAGAAATCCACACCTGCTACGGGACTGACGTAGATTGGGAATTTGATTGCAAACCGGATAAAATCGTGAAATAACCGATACCATGACACAAGACGAATTTGACGCACTACGATTTTGCGCAGGCATGATCGCAGAATACAGAGGAAGCTGGTATAAAGTCATATCATGCAACTTTCCCGAACGCTTATTTGCCTTATGCGATGACAGCGGAATTGATGCAGACGACCCGATGTGGGTGCGTTGCGAAAATGTTTCACAAGTAAGATATAGTTAATCATGATTCACATAGGAGCTATCAGGAAAATATTTCGCGGCTGGCGCATCCTCATCTGCGCATGGGTGGACGACAATAGCCCGCTGAAATCGCAGTTTTTCATGCTCTTTCGCGGCGATAACGGGAAAGAGTACATCAGGATCGGAAAGGGGTACGACCCCAAGACAGACACCTACCCACGCATGGTCGTTACGCGCTGGTCGATCATCCGGTATGTCGGGGAACGCCATTGGGAGAAATCCTTTGTGTGGTTCGGCCTCGGTAAATTCATGGACGGCAGGGATATGTAATAATCAATAATTCAACGCAACTATGAAAGAGAATAAAATCAGTATCGAAATCACCGCTGACGGTTGGAAAACCGATGTAACGATCAACGGCAAAACCTATTCCGAACGGCATATCGGACATTATGGCAGCTCGGAGTGCGTCGAGGGGAACTTTGAAGAAGATGATGAAATCCCCGAATCAATCTACGATGCGCTCAACGACTTTTTCTGCTTCGGCTGCCAACAGGCATTGGCGCAGTTTGAAATTGAAGAGGGAATCGAGGAGGAATAGTCATGGAGATCAAACCAAAATTTCAGTTCGTCGAGGGTAGTTTCGATACCCAACGGGTAAAACTACTCTGCATACCGGATGATAATCACGGACGGGTCGATCTCTGCATCAAAGACCCCGACTGCGGATGGAATATCCCTATCGGCCAAATAAAGCTATTCAGCCGCGATTTGTACCGCGACTTCAAAGAAACACTACCCGACGCTACGAAACTCGGAGAAGAGATCGCACGTCGATGGAATGAATGCGAAACCAAAAAATAAGGCGATATGAAACTGCTATACATCGACTTATTCTGCGGAGCTGGCGGAACCTCTACCGGCGTTGAGAACGCTCGCCATGATGGACGGCAATGTGCAAAGGTCATCGGGTGCGTAAACCATGATGCAAATGCGATTGCCTCTCATGCCGCTAATCATCCCGACGCGCTGCACTTCACGGAGGATATTCGCACGCTGGAACTCTCGCCGCTGACAGCTCATATCGCCGAAATGCGGCGGCAATATCCCGATGCGTTCGTCGTCTTGTGGGCCAGTCTCGAATGTACGAATTTCAGCAAGGCCAAAGGCGGCCAGCCCCGCGATGCCGACAGCCGGACGCTGGCCGAGCATCTCTTCCGATACATCGAGGCTATCAACCCCGACTACATTCAGATCGAGAACGTCGAGGAGTTCATGTCATGGGGCGACCTCGACGAGAACGGCAAGCCGATCAGTAAAGATGCAGGACGGCTGTATCAGCAATGGGTGTCGAATGTCTGCGGCTACGGTTATCGGTTCGCGCATCGGATTCTAAACTCGGCCGATTACGGGGCATACACCACTCGTCGCCGATTCTTCGGCATCTTCGCCAAAGAGAGCCTCCCGATAGTGTTCCCCGAACCGACGCACAGCAAGGACGGCGCAACGGGATTATTCGGTCGGACGCAACGCTGGAAGCCCGTGCGCGAGGTGCTGGACTTTTCCGATGAGGGCGAAAGTATTTTCGGGCGCAAGAAACCGCTCGTCGATGCGACCCTCGAACGCATCTACGCGGGTCTCATCAAGTTTGTTGCAGGCGGCAAAGAGGCATTCTTGGTGAAATGGAACTCGATGAGTCAAACCGGGAAATACCACGCACCGAGCATCGACGAACCTTGCCCGACCGTTGCAACGCAGAATAGGCTCGGCATTGCGCAGGTCAATTTCCTTTCCAAGCATTACGGAGGCAGTCCGGAGGGCAAATGCGTTTCGGTCGAAGAGCCTGCGGGGACAATAACGACATGGGATCATCACTCGTTCATCACGGCATATTACGGGAACGGGCATAACCACTCCATCGACGCACCCGCGCCGACGCTGACCACAAGGGATAGGCTCGCGTTCGTGGATATGCAGTACGGGAACGGAGCGCCCTGCGACATCGAAAGCCCTGCACCGACGGTTACAACCAATCCGAAACTCCAGCTCGTAACCTGCCGAATGGAGCAGCAAGAAAGCACAACCACAATAACCTCTGACGACAGTCCGGCGATGGCAAAAATCAAGCGATTCATGGCGTTGTACGGCATCGTCGATATAAAGATGCGGATGCTCCGCATTCCCGAATTGAAACGGATCATGGGCTTTCCCCCCGATTACGTTCTCGTCGGGACACAGGCCGATCAAAAGAAATTCATCGGTAACGCGGTCGAGGTCAATATGGCGCGGGTTCTCTGCGAGGCCCTTTGTGCCCGATTAATTGAGGGCGATTGGCGTCCGATACAAATAGCAGCATAATACTATGGCAAAGAGAATTATAACCGCAATCCTTAATCACGACATGGACTTCCTGATTCATTTTCAGAGAAACGTGATTAAAAACTGCTCCGTAGAGGGGATTGATCCTCGTATGCTTTCGGCAATGCGGGATATTCTACACATCCTCGAAGCGGTAAAAGAAATCGGAATTTTAACAGAACTACCCAACAAAGAAAGCTAATAACCATGATTGAACCTCAAATCTTATACGGCGTTACATGCGACCGTTGCGGGGAGACCCTCATCAATAGCAATGACAATAGTGCTTGGTATGACCGCAGCACAGCGGAAGAAGAAGCATCCGAGGAGGATTGGCACTCGGTAAGCAGTCATCATTATTGCCCGAACTGCTATCGGGAAGATGACGACGGTAATCGAACTATTAAAGCACCATTTCCCTACTATGTGCAGAAAATCAACCGATTCATGAATCGTATAGCGAAATCCTACCCATGCCGCATTGTCGAGGAAGACGATCATTTCGCTCTTCATGGAAACACACAGGATGGCAAGCAGCTCGCTCCATGCGACGAAGAATGGGTACGATCCTACGCCGCCGACAAACTCCTCGGTATTCAGATGATCGACAAAGGATGCGCGAATGCCGAATATATCATCCGATTACGCAAAGAATAGAACCATGAAAATCAACAGACAAATAAACGAATGTCATTGCTACAACTGCCGAAAATACGAAGAATGCCAAACCAAAGGCGTATTCGACGATGATCCGGGCTTCGACTTCTGCGTGAACTATGAGGATGTGAGCTATCCCGATGACGATAACGATGAAAACGATTGAGCCATGAAAAGCGAAAAAGCAAAGGAATACATTACACATGCCACGTGTACGGCACAAGAGTATGCTGAAAGATTCGGAGGGCGCGAGTTGGTCGTGTCAAGATGGGATGTGTCTACCGCTATCGAACTTGCCGAGCAGGATGCCGAGATGCGAATGCGTGAGAAAGCGATTAAAGCGTATTGCAGCGAATGTGCATGCTATGAAACGGGGGCCTGCGCATTAGACCCCGACAAATGTGCGACAAAACTACTTTTTGTCCAAAACATGACCGAGGAATGAAAAGTCAGAAAGCAAAAGAATTTATAGACGGGTGCATGGCTCATCTCACAGTAGAGATGAGCGACCACGCCAAATGGCAGCTCCGGGCGGCAATGACCCATGCGGCCGAACTCGCCGAGCAAGAAATGGAGGGATTCTACACCTGCTGGATCGACCCGAAAGACTTCATGCCCGAAGCGAATAAGAATGTCCTCGTAAAATGTTCCAGCGGGGAGATTCAGACCGATTTCTATGCGCCTGAATTGGGCGGATTCTTCATCGAACACTCAACCCACGCCAAAGTCACCGGCTGGCGCGAAATGATGTAGCGATATGGGAATGCGAGGGACACGGGGAGGAACCCCGACCAAACCGAAACACACCGAGGAGAGCATCCAGCAGGCGTTGTATTGGAATCATCCAATTCTGACAAAACCCGCTTTCGAGATGGTCGGCTTCATCTTCTATGCGTGGGAATCCGATTATTTGGCAATCTCCAAAGCCGGATACGTGTACGAGTGCGAGATCAAGATCAGCCACTCGGATTTCCTGAATGAGGCAATCCATAAGCAGAATAAGATGCGCATCTTACAAGGGTTATCCGCCTCGGATGGAACAATTGACGATCGACGACCGAACTACTTTTGGTATGTCTGTCCGGAAGGGATCATCTCCGAGGCTGAATGCCCGAAGTTCGCAGGGCTGATGTATATCACCGATTCGGGCACATTCCGCTGCATCAAGTCCGCTCCATGCCTCCACAAGGCCAAGTACGACACGCAGGCCGATTTGCTCCGGCGGGATATGCGGGATAAGTTCTACTATGCAATGTGGAATTGGATTCGCCGCTATTGGCGCAACATCGGCAAGGCGAAAGATATTGCCCCGCAGACCGCTGCCGCATACGAGCGGGCATTGGATAAGCAAGTCGAAGAGGTTGCCGACCTGAAATATCGGCTTTCTTCTCTGACGCAATGGCGCGACATTCAGGCCGACCCGAAATGGGGATTTGCCACCGATGACGCCATAGATGAGATATTTCGCAATCTGCCGCGTCTTGTCAGGGACAAACGGGATGGGAGCATCGAACTCATCGACTACGATAATGCCGCCGAATGGCGCGGCGATTTAGAGCGCAAACCGAGCCTCTACCAATGGCTACCAATTAACGGAAATACACTATGAAAGACATAGAATTATTCAACGATCATTTTCAAAATTTCAAGGCATACGGCATCCCCAAAGCGCAGCTTATCATCGCCGATGTGCCGTATAACCTCGGTGCGAATGCCTATGCCAGCAATCCGGCATGGTATGTTGATGGCGACAATAAGAACGGCGAGAGCGCACTCGCAGGCAAGCAGTTTTTCGACACCGACAAGGATTTCCGGCCTGCGGAGTTCATGCACTTTTGTAGTCAAATGCTTCGTAAGGACAAGCCTATCAAAGAGGAGAAATCCGAGGGGGGGGGAAGATCGAAAGGAGGCGCGGCCTGTATGATCCTTTTCTGTCCTTTCGAGCAGATGCACTATTATATCGAACTCGGACAACGATATGGACTGAAACGCTACATCCCGCTCGTATTCCGCAAGGATTTCTCCGCGCAGGTACTCAAAGCCAACATGAAAGTCGTCGGCAACTGCGAATACGGATTGATTCTCTACCGCGACCGCCTACCGAAATTCAACAATGACGGGAGGATGATATTCAACTGCTTCGATTGGGTACGCGATACAGATACGCCGAAGATCCACCCGACGCAGAAACCCGTTCCCCTGCTGGAACGCCTGATCGAGATATTCACCGACAAAGGGGATGTAGTCATCGACCCGTGCGCAGGAAGCGGAACAACCCTGCTCGCGGCTGCCAATATGGGCCGAAAAGCATACGGATTCGAGATCAAAAAGGATTTCTGTGCCGAGGCAAGAGTAAAGGTATTACCAAGAATTTCAAAATCGCTATTCGTATGAAAAAGATTTTGGATGCTTGCTGCGGCAGTCGGATGTGCTGGTTCGACAAAGACAACCCCGATACGGTCTTCATGGACTGCCGCAGCGAGGAACATACCCTTTGCGATGGGCGCAGATTGGAGATCAGGCCCGATGTCGTCGGGGACTTCCGCAAGATGCCGTTTCCCGATAATTCGTTCTATCTCGTCCTGTTCGATCCTCCGCATCTGAATAACCTCGGCGAATCGTCATGGCTGGCGAAAAAATACGGTCGCCTCCTCCCCTCATGGGAGGATGACATCCGGCAAGGATTCGAAGAATGTATGCGTGTTCTCAAACCGAACGGAACGCTCATCTTCAAATGGAATGAGCAGCAGATACCCACCGCGCGGATCATCGAGATCATCGGACAAAAGCCCCTATTCGGACATACGTCCGGCAAAGGCGGCAAAACGATATGGATGTGTTTCTTAAAAAACGAGAAATCGAATGAAACGCACCTATGAGATTCAGGTCTGCATCCCGTCCGGATGTCGGCTGGTTGGATGCAAGACTGACGGAGATATTGCCGTCGTAATCTTTGAAGATGTCAGCGGCCCCGAAATCCGGCAAATCGGATTCATCCGAGAGCCTACGGGAGAAATTGAAGATGAAGATAATGAATAACTCACAAAACGAATAAAACATGACGAGACCCTGCAAATGCGGCGAATGCGCCTTTTTCAAGAATGAAGATGCAAACGGCTACGGACATTGCATCATCACTCTGAATCAATACCGATGCGACGACCTCTGCAAATTCAAAGAGGATCATATGTCGGACGTGGAAACCCTACGAGCACTACATCATTACCAAAAATGGAGGCGCGGCGGGAACGGGAGGCCGCCGCATCCCTTTGTCGTCGGTCAGACGATAGACAATGCGATCCGCGCTTTGCGCCGCATAACCAAAGACACCCCGAAATTCTAACTCAAAACATCTATCATCATGTGGTTTACAACAAAAGTTCGTTATGAAAAGACGAGAGAGAACGGTTCTCTGAAAACCATCACGGAGCCGTATTTGGTCGATGCCCTTTCATTCACGGAGGCAGAGGCCCGCATCACCAACGAGATGATGCCCTATACGTCGGGAGCATTCTCGGTATCGGCCGTGAAGCGCAGCAACATCTCGGAAATCTTTTGGGATGAGAACGGCGATCACTTCTACAAGGCCAAGATCAACCTCATCACGCTCGACGAAAATACGGGCGCAGAGCGCAAGAAAGCGATCTATATCCTCGTACAGGCATCCGACCTGAATCAAGCCGCCAAGAACCTCGCCGAGGGTATGAGAGGTACAGTATCGGATTATGAGGTCGCCTCCATCGTCAAGACCCCGATTGTCGATGCCTATAAAATCGCCGAGAAATGAACGCGCGGCAATTCTTCGACAAAGTAGCTCTCATGCGGAAGCTGCAAAAGGAGTATTTCCGCACTCGGTCGAAAACCGCGCTCAATCAGAGTAAGGCGGTCGAGCGGGAAGTCGATGCCGAGATTGCGCGGGTGCATGACGCGCTCGGCACTCCGGCGACCAAGCAACCCGAACAACGGAACATATTTGAGGAGGGCGCATCATGGTAGGGCTGGCAGAGGTATTCATGGATTTGGAGCGGGTCATAAATTCCCTGATCTCATGGGTATATCAACGCCCACAATGCGGATGGGGTTATATCGAAACCCGCCGTCCCTGCAAAGGTTATCCGAAGAGGTCGTTTTGGCAGCGAATACGCTCGAATCCGATGCGACGCAATTACCATTAAGGCCGACAGTAGATAATGTAAAATACCCGCATTTCCGCGCGAAATAGCAATAAGTTTTGAATCATGGAAACAACCTACAATAAAGACATAGCTCATTGCAGCGGCTATTGCTGCCTGTTGAGCGACCAATGCCGGAGGTATCATCTCTTCCGCGCATGGGAGCGGCGTAAATTGCCGCCCGCTCCGTTTATTATGGCATGCTTCGATATGGATACCGAAACATGCCCGAATTTCCTCCATTTGGAACAAACGACACCACGAAAAATGGAAAAGAAGAAAATCGTCATCACCTTGTCGCGGGTGTTCCCGACGACGCATAGCCGGAAAGGCCAGCCGACTGGCTTCAAGGAAAAGCTCGCATCAGGCTGTAAGTTGCATACCATCCGAGGCAATTTCGACCAATGGAACGCCATCGCGGAGAAGATGCAACGGGGCGGCTATTGCCTCTCGATCCGCCAATGGTCGGGACGCCCGTACAACTCGCCGCAGGTAGAAATTGCCCACCTCGACCAGCCTATCGGCATCCAGCGGATAGAGCTGCATTATCATAGCGAAAACGATACGATCACCGCCCGCATCGACGGTCGGGAATGGATCGACGCGGACTGCTATGAAATCGCCAAAAACGACGGACTGAATACAACCGACTTCAAAGAGTGGTTCTTCGGCCGACACCCGAAAGGGGATAAAGTTTTTCACGGCGTCATCATCCATTTCACGGATTTTCGGTATTGATATGAGGCATCAGGAAAGCATCATCCAGCAGACCTGCGTCCGTTGGTTCCGAATGAAATACCCGCAGCTCGCCTTGCTCCTCTTCGCCGTCCCGAACGGCGGGGCACGGCTTCGATCCGAGGCGGCGATCATGAAAGCCGAGGGAACGATGAAAGGCGTCGCCGACCTCCTGCTCCTGTTCCCGGCAAAGCGGTTTCACGGCTTATGTATTGAGATGAAGACCCCGACGGGCCGACAGCAACCATCGCAAAAGGCATGGCAGGAGCGGGCGGAATGGGCCGGATACAAGTATGTCATCTGCCGCTCTTTTGACGAGTTCATGGCCGAAATCGACGCTTATTTGAAGTAA